CGGCGTTGTTGCGCTCGGCCAGCCCCTTGGCCACAGCGAAAGCGAAGATCTGCACCCAGAGTCCGCGGTGCTTCGTGTAAGCGTTGTTGCTGAAGTTGTCGAGGTATTCGGCCATGGCCAGAACATCCATTTGCCCGATCAGGCGCTCACCCAAATCGAGTCGGTACCGCTCCAGCTTGAATTCAATTTCCTCCAGGGTGCGCGGCGCGTAGCCCTTGTCCTTCAGCCACTCTTTGGCAAAGCGCTCCAACAGGTTTTTGACTGTCGGCAGTCTATCGCCTGTAAGCAGGGTGAGTAGGGCGCCGTCATCGACGACCAGCGCCGCCAGCTTGAGGTTGGCGGCCCGCGCGAGCTTAATCGCTTCCTCGAGCGGCCGATTGATGCTGGTCATAACGCCGGTGATGGGGTTCCGGTACCGCCAGTATTTACCATTCGGGTAAAGGTTCGGCGGCAGTTTACGATTCAGGAGCGTTCGTGGCCTCGCTGCCATCAGGCCGTCTCCAGCATTTGCGCCAACAGCGGATCAGTCGTGCCCATCACCGCCGCCTGTAGATCGACGAAATACATCCCGCCTTTTACTTCACCAATCACTTCGCCTTCCTCGATCCATCTTTTCAACTGCTGCAAACTCGGCTTTCCGCCAGCGTATCGCAGCTTCCTGTACTCGCCGGCCTCCATGAGGCGCGGCAGCTTGCCCGAAATATAGGCAATGACTTTGGCCATGATGATGCTCCGCGCCGCTCATCGCGGCAGAAGGGGAACTAGAATTGCTGCTTTGCGAGAACTTCGGCTGAGGTAGCGATAGCTCGCCCAGCTTTGGACGGCGGAACATCCCTGCCTGCCAGTGCATCCATCAGGGAGCTGGAAACCAGCTCGAGGGCAGGCACCAGCTCTTGCCGGGTCGCAGCACCCTCACGACCCATATCCCAGAACTGTTGCGCCCAGTGGCCATCAGGAGGCGGGCAACGATCCTGCGCACCGAAAGCCAGGGTGCCGGTGATTGAGTCGATCAGATCTTGCTTGTAGGTGTTGTTGCCGTCGATGCTCAGGCCTCGGCGCCGCAGAGCGCTGACCACCTCGTCACGGTTCAAGTCCTGATCTTCGAGCACGATGTCGCGCTCAGGCTCGCCCGGCGTGTAAATGACCAGGGCGAGCTTGGCGCCCGGCAGGCAATGCTGACTGAGCGTTACCAAGGCGTCGTTGGCTGCTTCGTGGAATCGTTCAACTGCTGACATAGGTGTTCTCCGCCCGCTGATCATCGGCAGGCTTGAAGTAGGGGGATGGATTACGGCAGAGGGTTTATTGCTTAAGGAGGCGTAAATGCGCTCAAGCCAGGCACGACTTAAAATCGCTTCGACTCGCCATTCCGATGATCCGCTTGCTATACAATCCTTTGTTTTTTCTAGGAATGATCAGATGAACACTGCTCAGAAAAAGCTGTTGGACAAAACCATGGGCGTGGTCGGTTGGCTGTGCGTTGTAATCGGTGGAGGCCTGGCGCTCTTGATGTCGGCATTTGGAATTATCAAAGCAGACGCTAGCGTGCTCGGTGATATTTTCCGTCTTCGGCACGAGGGGTTGTTGATTTGGTCAACCCTGCCTCTTGGAGTCGTTCTTCTATGGGTTAGAGCTTTCATGCGTGCTGGGAGCTCCGAGAATCAGCCTGGCTGAAGCTGGCCGCTCATACAGCCTGCGGATAAGTCCGCTGGCCCTTTGCACCCTGGAGCGCATCGATGCCAGCTTGTTGAATGGCGCGAGCGAGCAGCATTGCTTCCTGCGGCGTTACGCTGGCGGGCAGGCTGTCGAACACGATCAGGTTTTGTTTGTGGGCGTGGACGACTGTCAGAGGCTTGAGCATGTTGGCACCTGGGCTCCGGTGTAGGTTGAGGCGGGCTTGGATTCGATGCCGAGCCGATAGGCTACGTACACCTCAAGCGTTGCGCCCTGTGATTTGTCCCAGCCGGGCAGGGTGGCCACTTCATCGCAGCGAACCATCTGCTCCATGTCGCGGCGCATGCATTCGTGCCAGGTGCCGCCTTCGGGGTTGATCTCGGCGGGGCTGACCACTTCGTAACCCAGGCCGCGCAACCGGATCGTTTCTGCTGCGAAGGCTGGGTAGTTGAAGTCGGGAAGGCCGGTCATGGGGCCAGCCAGGTAAAGCTTGAGCATGGGGATACCTCGCCGATGGCGTGATTCGTTGAACCTGGGGTGGGATTACGCGCTGAACAGGCTGAGCTGTTGTTTCTGCAGGTATTGTTCTTGCCGCTGGCGCTGACTCTTGGCCTGCGCGTGGGCGATACGCGCATTGGCGATCGCCATGTACGCGGCGTCCTGCTCAATGCCGATGAAGTCGAAGCCTTCGAGTACTGCCGCCTTGCCGGTGCTGCCTGAGCCCATGAAGGGATCGAGTGTTTTGCCACCTGGCGGTGTGACGAGCCGCAGCAAGTAGGCCATCAGGTCTGTGGGTTTCACGGTCGGGTGATTGTTGCCCTTAGTATCGGTGATTTCGACCTTGCGCAGCGTCGTGCCCTGCGTGAACTGCGGCCCCGGATCGATCAGGCCTTCGTGGCGATCGGCACGGCTGGTTTTGGCGCAGTAGTAGAAGCGGGCGGCGCTGCCGGTATCGAGTCGACGCTCGCCTGGCTTCATTTTGAAACCCACTATTCCGGCGTTATCACTATTTGCTGACGATTCTCCGCCCCGGCCGCGCTTCATCACTCCGTATGCATTCCGCCCGGCCCGCTGCGTATCACTGGTGCTGGCGTCGGCAAGTTGGCCTGGCGCATCAGGAAACATAGCTAGCACAACATCGCTGCCGTCGTGAATTAGGTTGGCTGGCCAGCGGCCTGGCTTCATGATGCCGGTGAACTGGACATCCTGTTTGTATGCGCCAGTGGCGTTGACCACATGCCCGGGTGCCATGCGCTTCTGGGAGTACTCGCCGCCCTTGGCGTCATCCGCGTGAATGCGGCAAGCATCGATGTTGATTGCGCCGGTGCCGTGCTCTTCGACGTTGGCGGCCACGGTGCCGGGGAAGGGCTTGCGCGCCATGCATATTGGTTCGTGCGCAGGCTTCAACGCAGTACCCCAGCCAGCGCGATCGCCTTTCAGGTTGTGCGACTTGGGAAAGCCCGAGCCGAACACCCACATGATCTGGTCGCGGATCTCGAATCCAGCCATCTCGATACCAACCGCCATGTGGTGATAAGTTCGGGCGGCGGCGAATGACAACAGGTGTCCACCAGGCTTGAGTACTCTCAGCGCTTCGGTTGCCCATTCAAGGGTGAACGCCTGAAAAGCCCGCATACCCGCCGGTGTCAGATCGTATTTACCAGCCTCGGCCGCGATCAAGCGGTGACCACCGTTTGGGCCGCAAGCCCCAGCATGTGAAGGCATGCTGGCCCGGTAGGCGGCGCGGTCTTCGATGTCGGGGCCATCCCAGCTTTTGCCCATGAAGCGAATGCCGTAGGGCGGGTCGGTGACCACACTGTCTATCGAATTCGCAGGCAAGCCGCGCAGCACCTCCAGGCAGTCGCCCAGGTGTAATTCATATTCCATGGTCGATTCCTATCAGGCGCCGGCCGTGCGGGCTGGCGTGATTCGTTGAAGTGGGTTTGGAATTGCCGGATTAGCCGTTATAGCGACGTGATTTAAAGCCCTGTCGAGCCCGGCCTAAACTCAAATATCAACCCCAGAGGGTGCCGAGATGACCGACAAGCACGTAATGGAACTGAAGCAGGCGCTCATCGCCGTATTGGCAACGGCGGCGAGCATGGGCATTGATATTGACGAGCTGTCAGAGCTGGCGGCCGAGGACCTGGCTCAAGATGATTCGCTCGCGTGGTTCGATCAATTCAAGACTGGCGCTGTGCAAGAGCTTCGCCGCTGCCGAGACTTGGTGAATGGCGGAGACCAGACGGGTTGGTAGCGCCTCGGTCGTTGTGAAGTCGAACTCTAGAGACATGACGGATGCCTATGCATAGCATGTGCATGGTATTTCTGTTACGGATAGTGTATTTACGTCCGCTTCAAATAGAATTCTGTATCTGGCGACAGGGAGTGTGATGTGAGCTGGTTCGATATCAATGCAGAGGATGCCGATTATAAAAACCTCATTAAGGTTTCAGGAGGTCTAACCTCTGCGCCAGAAACGTGGCTAAATTCGTCTTTTTCCGACATTGGCGGGTTCTGGTACGTACTACTGGTTATTGGTTTTTTGGGGGTCCTTCACTGGTTGCTTATAGTGAATGCAAAACTAGGAGATAAACTGGCCAGCTACAGCAGAGTAGCTGCGGTCTTGGGCGCGGTTTTATTTGTGTACGGCAGCTATCTATTATTCCTCCTTTGGAATATTCCGTTTGCTGGAATTCCGGATAACATTAGAAATGGGGTTTTTGGGGATAGTCTAGGAACGTTAAATGCACTATTTTCTGGAATGGCATTTTCTGGTGTTCTCATTACCCTACTTTTTCAGCGCAAGGATTTATCCGAAACGCGAGCGCAAATCTCAAACCAGCAGATTGAATCACAGTTCTATAACATGCTGGAACAGCAGCAGGAGGTTGTTAGGAACTTTGACTTGCAAAGTAAGGCTACCAACGAAGTGATCGCCCGAGGGCGTGATTGTTTCAGGGATTGGTGTGAAAGCCTGCATAACATTTATCCGCATGCATCGGTGCTAAATGATACAGGTGGAACACAGCACGACTACACCTACGATTTTTTGTATGATACTGCCAGAGCCGATTTGAGTTTGTATTTCCGGAGCCTCTATTCTCTATTTCGTTTTATAGATAGCGTTGACTACAAAGGGGAAACTGACTTCGGCGTAGTTGTGCGCTCATTTTTGTCTGATTACGAGCTCGTCCTGCTATTTTATAACTGCAACTCTGCAAGGGGGAAGAAGTTTAGGCGTTTCGCGGAGAAACATGCGCTGTTCGACAATCTCGACCCTAAGTTACTTCTTGATTCCAGTCATTGCTTAGAAATGAGTGTTGAAGCTTTTGGTCAGAACGAAGATGTCCTGATTTTGTTTCCTGGGAGTCCAGGAGACACAAGTGAGGTGGAGTAAGCGAGAGTTTGCTCTACTCACCACGGTTTACAGCTTTTCTTTTGCTTGAGCTTGCATGAAAGTTCAGTAGTTATCAAGGGTATGCGGCTCTCCAGTTGGGCCTTCAGCCCGCTGGTTTGCGAGGGACTGTCTGCGCCTCACCGGCGTTGACCGGTGGGGCGTTTCGGGAAATCGATGCTGTAGTCAGCAATAAGGCGCTCAACCAATGTCCGGCTCAATCCGAGCGCCACGGCGGCTTGTTTTCGGGCAAGGCCTTGAGCACATGCATCTTTGATCCGGACGACGTTCATAGCGTCCGCCAAAGGGTCGATCACAGGCGGCTTCAAGTTCTGCGACATGTCGCGTCGCTTGAACTCAACTGAATGCTCTCTGGCGAACCGAGAAATCAGGTGATGACTGAGGCCCGTCACCTGTGACGCTTCGTACCTGGTCATGGTCGGGGCCAAAGCTCGTAGCCTCTCCTGCATGTCCGGGCCTATCTGGATGCGGGGAACCGTCGCAGCACGTTTCGGTTTCCGCTCGGCCGGAGCCTTGGGCTTTGGTGCTACCGGGAATTTGCGGCCGTAAGGCACGGCCGGAGGTTTTGGCGTTTGGACGAAGCCTTGCAGGGTGCACACGGTGCCGCCTCGGGCCAGAAAGCTATCCATGGCTGCTGCCAGCTCAGCCGATATCGCCGTGTTTCGCTAAACCCCGCTCAGCTCCATGCTGATCATGGATGCGCACCGAAGAAGGCGAACAGGCCGATGATCACGGACAGGGCGGCAGTCCAGTAAAGCATCAAGGTTCCGAAGTCC